AAAAACTAATAGATAAATCATTTTTTAAATTTTTAGTTATTTTTTCATTAATTTGTCTTGAATAAGCAAGATCATTTTTTTGAGTTTCAAATATTTTTATTAATTTATCACAATGAGAAGGATTAATATAACCATCAAAAACTCCAATGCTATTTTCTATTTGAAATTGTTTATTCATAATATTGTTGGATCCTGTCTTAAAGTTCTCTTATCATATTTGTAATCTTTATAAGGACCATTTTTATCTACATAGTGCATGAAAGATTGTATGTGATAATCTCCTGTAAAATGTTCTCTCCAGTGTTCTACCTCACAACCAAGATATATAACACCATCTCCTGGTTTCATATTGAAAGAATTATTTTCTATAAATATAGGCCAATCCGTACCATCACTATCCCACATAACTGTAACAGAAACTTCACAAGAAGGCCTATCTTTATGTTTTTTTAATTCTGCATTGTAAGTATATACTCTTGAAAAAGAGTAAGTTGGAAATAACTTTAGTCCTGTTTCTTTTTCCATTAAATTTAATTTTTTCATCATTAATGTGTCTATAAAACAATCTCCATAAAAACTAGAATCTGCATTATTACTTTGATCAAAATCAAATTCTGTTTCATTTCTTTTATGTTTTAAATGTAAATAATAACTACCAATTTCTAATTCTTTTTTTGTAAGAAAATTTTTAACTAATTTATATTTAAAATCTTTTTTTAAAGAGCCCATGAAATTATAGAGTACCTTATTCCTTTCTTTACAGGTTGTATTTTATGAGGATATAAAAAATTACTTGGCCAAATAATTAATCTTCCGGGTCTTACATCTATTGTTTTTAAAATGTGTTCATTACCTAATTCAAAAAAAGTTACTTCTCCTCCTTCGTAATCATTATTTAATAATAAAATACAAGATAAAGTTCTTGGGTGACCTCTAAAATGATCAATATGTTTTTTATAAAAACCTCCTTTTTCATATTTTAAAATGCTTATATCTGTTATTTCTTGAGGTTTTATATCGTGATTAGGAGATACCTCATTACAATATCTTTGAATACTTCCTCTAAAAAAAGCTGTTAAATAATTAGACCAATGTATTTTTGTTTTTTGTTTACACCTCCAATCAAACAAAGGTAAAACTTTCACTTTTCTGTAATCTTTATCTATAGTGTTTTCTGAACCAACAGTTCCATCACTATAAATTTGATCTTTAGACCATTTAATAAGAGTAGATATATTCTCTAATTGAATGGTATCATCATATACTTTAATATAACTTTCAATATTCATTCTGCTTTCGAAAATATGTACGAATTAGTAAACTAATTCAGGCCAAAAAACTTGTGGGCAGCCTGGTAAATCATAAATATATTCCATAATACTATAGTTATCATCCCAAGAACTAACTGAGTCTGTATCTATATTTTCTAAAAAATCAACAATACTTTTTGCATCAGCATCACTATCAAATTTGCTGGCTGTAATATGTTTAAAAGTATTAATTAAATAATCTACTTTATCTTTATATTCTTTTTTTGCTTCTGTAGCATCTGAAATTCCTGAATGTTCATAATCTGTCCAAATAACAGAACCATCAACTAAAGAAGGCTCACTTTTTCCATGAGTTTTTTTTCTATAATCTGCATCATTTGTTTCTATAGCAACAAGTCCAGCAGAATCAGTTGCTAACCATTTATCTCTAATATCTTCATTAGGTGCTAGTCTAAAAAAACTATGATTTAATAAGTTATTATTTCTAAAAATTATATATTTCATATATCTCCTATAAAGAATCCGTGTACACTAATAATGCTCCTGGACCTCCAGTTGTCTCACCAGGATCTCCTTTTCCACCTACTGATACACCTCGATAATATGATTGTGTACCAGGATAGTATTGAACACCTGCGGTTCCAAACATAAACATTTCTCTATAAGAATCATTATCTGCTGTTCCAGTTATGTCTGCAGTTCCAGTAGTAACTGCTCCAATATTTCCTTCTTGGGTTTGCGAAGGATTGGGACTACCTCTTTGTCCTCCGTTACCACCACTTATTGTTAATATGTTTCCAAATACAGTGTTTCCTCCTGCGTTTCCAGCAGTGTTACCTGTAGCACCTGTTCCCGAAGCACCAATAGAATAAGGAGCAGTAAAAGGAGCAGTAATAGAATCTGAAAAAACACCTATGAATCCCATTCCTCCGTTTCTACCATCTGTTACCGAGCTTCTTCCACCTCCGCCTCCTCCGGCAGAAGCAGCGTATATTAAAATTTTACTAGCGTTAGAAGTAAAAGTACCTGAGTTTGGACCAACTGACCAAAGAGCTGGTTTCATATTATTTCCACCTGCTGTTCCAGTTGAAGCAGCAATTATTCTACCAGAAGAATCAACTGTAATATCTGCAGTTGTAAAAGTTCCTCCAGCTGGTTTAATAATCTTTGGCATATTTTATCTTTCCTCCTATTTAAATTAATCTATCAATTCAACGTAGGAAACATGATAATCTAAATCGTTAGCAGCTCCTGCTGTAACTGCGATTAAATCTGTTTCATCTAAATAAATTGGTGTATCAATCATGCTTAAAGTTGAATCCGCAGGCACAGAAATTGTGCTTGCTATTTTGTAATATGTAGAACCATTGTCATTGCTAATTTCAATTGTTACATCAGCTGCGTTAGTTCCATCATCATTTGATATTAAAATTGTGTCTATTCTTACTGCAGATTCTGCAGCAACGTCTATCATAGTTGTTCTGTTAGTATCACCTAAAGAACCCATTGCATTTTTAGGTGTAATTGTTGCGACGTTTATTAAATTTGGTGTTGCCATTTTTTATCTCCTATTCTTTTTATCCGAAAATCATGGAAAAGACAATACCTTTTCCGTCTGTTGTTATTGTTTGTGTGCTTCCAGTAGCAGCATTATTAGTAACTTGTGCACTTCCAGTGCCATTTGGAGCAACTGTTATATTACCATTTGCTGCATCTGTTATTGTTACTGTACCTGAATTTGTACCAGAATTAGTGTCTAAAATAAGATCATGAGCACCACTAGACGTTAAAGTAGCATTTCCTGATCCTGTACCAATTACAGTTTCACCACTTCCTTTTGGAACAAGGACCATATCAATATTAGTATCTCCTCCTGTAGCTGATATTGAAGGTGAATTACCTGTTGCTGCATTTGTAACATCAAATTGATTTACTGCAGATCCAGTTGTTTGAAAAATAATTTGTTCATTACCATTTTCATCTCCAATAAAATGAGCGTCATCAATTAAAATATTATGTGAATTAGTATCTAAGTTTCCACCTAGTTGAGGAGAAGTATCATCTACAACTTCTGATATTCCACCTACTCCAACAGAAGTAATATTTGGATTAGTTCCATCATCTGCTTTTGCGTATGCAATTACAGTGCTACCATTTGAAATAGTTGCAGAAGTTCCTGTTCCAGTTACATATTTTAAAACTACATTTTGAGATCCGGAAGTTCCATTTTTAAGAATATAAAGTTGTTGAACATCTAAAGGTATAGTTACATTTCTTGAAGCTGTAAGAGTTCCTGTAAATTCTATAACTCTGTGTGCAAGAGTTGCACCAGTTGATCCATCAGAAACAGATAAAGTTGTATCTCCAGAATCAGAGACAGCTTGAGCTGTATAACCACCAGCTATTTGTTCAATAATTTCTAAATTTGTATTAGTCTTAGTACCCCAAGTTCCTGCGTTTTCACCAGTTGCCTGTTTCTCTATACCGAGAGGTGTATATGTTGAAGCCATATTTTTTTATCTCCTATGCGACGTCACTATAACTTGTATTTGATCCAGTTGCAACATCTGAATAAGAACTATTTGATCCTGTTGATACGTCACTATAAGATGTATTTGACCCAGAACTTACATCAGAATAGCTATTATTCGATCCTGTTGATACATCACTATAAGATGTATTTGAGCCCGTGTCAACAGGTCCATAAATTGGAACTGTTGTAACTGTTCCTAATAAAGAAGTTAATGATTGACCCGTTAAACCTACGACATCTGCAGCAGTTAATGATCCTACAGAAGAAGTTATTGATTGACCAGTTAATCCCATAACATCTGCAGCTGTTAAACCACCCACAGAAGCTGTTGTAGAAAGACCGGTAGGTATTATAATAGGATTTGTAGTAATTTCTGCAGAACCAATACTAGATGTTATAGATTGGCCTGTTAATCCCATTGTTTGATTATCAAGAGCTATAGATCCTACAGAAGAAGTTATTGATTGACCAGTTAATCCCATTACATCTGCAGCTGTTAAACTACCAACACTTAATGAAATATCTTGACCAGTTAGTCCCATTGCATCCGCAGGAGATATTGATCCTACAGAGAAAGATGAACTTATTCCAGTTAGTCCTATTGCTTGATCTGCAACTGTTACTGATCCAATATTAAAAGAAGAACTTACACCAGTTAATTCAATAACACTATTAATTGAAGATCCCCAAGATTCTTCTCCCCAACCATTTCTTCCCCAACCGACTAATGTTCCAACACTAGATAAACTACCTAATGTAGAAGTTATAACCCCTGCAGAAGAAACTCCTATAACATCAGCAGGTATTATTTCTCCAACAGAAGAAGTTAAAGATTGACCTGTTAATTCTACTGTTTCAATAGGTGTGGCTGTAACTGTACCAATAGAAAAAGTTGCTGATACACCAGAAGGTTCTATAGAATATTGAACACCCCAACCAGAATTTCCCCAAGCTTGTCTTCCCCAACCTGCTACGTTTTCAGCGTTCGCTGTTCCTAAAGAAGATGTAATTCCAAACCCTGTTACAGAAACAGTTGTAGTATTATCTACAGTTGGAAATGTTGAATAAACATTAATTCCAATACTTTCAAGAGAGGCTATTGTAACAGGAGTCCCTGTTGCTGTTCCTATTGCTGAAGTTATTGCTTGACCAGATGGTTCAACAGAATATTCAACTCCCCATCCAGAGTTATCCCATTGTTGTCTTCCCCAACCTTCAACGTTAAATGATTGTGGTGTGCCTAAAGCGGATATTGTTCCAGGTGAACTTAAAACAACTGTAACTTCGTCGTCTTGCCATTCATTGGATCCCCAAGTATTTGTGCCCCAGGTTGATGCCATAAGGAAGGCCTCCTTATGCTAATCTTATGATCGCGTTTGTTGCGTCTGCTGTTGGAAATTGAATTGTAAAAGTTCCACTTGTTACAGTTTTGTCTGCACCAAATGCTATAACAGCAACTGCATCAGTTGTTCCTGTGCTTGTTCCAGTTGTTGTATTGTATATTAATGCACCATTTGCAGTAAAAGTAGCAGAGGTATAACTAACATCATCGAAGTCTGTAAATGCAGTTGTTGAAGATAAGGATACTCCAGCATTAGTTAAACTTGCACCACCTGCTGTGTAAGCTGTACCAGATGTATTTGTAATTTCATTTGAAGTTGAATAGTCAGTAGTAGCTGCACCTAAAGATGCAGAACTAGTAAACAAAGCTATTTTAAAAGTATCTCCACTAGACGAACTAAAATTGTGTTTTCCTTGTAAGAGTTCTTGTTTAAAACTTGAACATATTGCTGATGTTATTGCCATATCTTATCTCCTATTAAGGGTTTGCAGAATTTATTGGTATACGAACAGTGCCATCTGTATAGTCATCTCTTCGTCTTCTACCAACTTGCTCATTAGCAAACGCTTGTACTTCCTGTTTATATTTATTTTCGTATAAAGTCAACATGTCTATCGGACCTTTTAAATATCCATATGCCTCTGATAAACAACAATATAACAGACCATTTGGAAAGTTCATACTAATATAATTAGTATCATCGCCTTCTAATAGTGCAGGCATTGCATTAAAATGAACTCTAAATCTATAAGTTGTGTTAGGGACTGGAGAAAAAGCTATACGTCCTGATGTTGTGCTAGACTCCCCTGTACCTCCCCCAAACATAGCGTAATACTTTGGTTGGCCTTGAGCTGCAGAGGTTCCAGTTACATCTTGATATTCTTGTAAATATGTATAATCTTTTTTCTCTAACCATCTATTAGCCCCTGTAGTTTCTGAACCTGCTGTATCATAAACTTGTATACCTCTAACAAATAAACAGCCAGCAGGAGCGTTAATTGATTCTTGTCCTGCAACTAGATTACCTAATTGTTGTTTTCTCTCTGCATCAATAGGTACATCTCTAAAAATTCTATATTGTGCATTTAAAATAA